AGTATAAGTTCTGCCATGGCCAGCATAATTGAAAAAACCAATCTAGGCAAAACTCAGTACACAGGTCCCAACTCTACATTGCCAAGCCCTGTGGGTGATACCACTCCCACAGGACCTGCGGCTGCACCAGCAACAGCAGCCACCACCGATTCGGGCATGCTGACCACCAGCCTGAATGAACTGTTACAAAGCAACAGATTGCAACAGGCCAGCCTGGACGAACTGGTTGATCTCAGCAGAAGAAGTCTGGCCCAGGGTGGCAAGTTAGTTCAGGTTGCAAGACAATAGCGGTAAATAATGTACTATGACAACACCTGGACAACAACCAACCGGCTTCGTGCCAGGAAGAAAATTACATGGCTGATAACACACAAGCAACTAAGGGTACCTGGAGAAAGTATTTCAAAGTCGCTGATCTTTCTGGACAGATGAGCCCTATTTCTGGCAACAAGGAACAGGGCCTGCCGGGCTATCCCAAAAATGATGGCCGAACCTCTAATTCTTCGGAAACTGATTTCAGCTTCCGCAACTATGCCAGCCGACTGCCTGAAGTGTATTCGGGCCATCCCAATCGAATTGAACGTTACAATCAGTACGAAAACATGGATTCAGATTCGGAAGTCAATGCATGCTTAGACATTATCTCTGAGTTCAGTACACAGCTGAATGAACAAAACGACACACCGTTTGAAGTGACCTACAACGATGATCCCACAGATCACGAAATAGAAATTATTCGCAAGCAGTTGCAACAGTGGGTCAAGCTGAACCGGCTGGATCAACGCATCTTCAAACTGTTCCGAAACACCCTCAAGTACGGTGATCAAGTGTTTGTGCGTGACCCAGAAACATTTGAAATGATGTGGGTGGACATGAGCAAGGTTGTGCGTGTGATTGTGAACGAAAATGAAGGCAAGCGTCCTGAACAGTACATTATTCGTGACATCAATCCCAACTTCCAGAACCTGACTGTGGCCGCAAAAACCACCACAGACTTCATGGTCAATCCGTCTTCAGGTGGTGGTGGATCCGGCGGCCCTGCCATGCAAGGCGGCGGCTACACAGCACCAAACTCAGCACTGAGTGGTGCTTCTAGATTTAGCCGTGCTGTAAACGAAACCTGTATTGATGCCAAGCACGTGGTTCACATGAGCCTGAATGAAGGACTGGATGTGTTCTGGCCTTTCGGTAAATCAATCCTGGAAAACATCTTCAAGGTATTCAAACAAAAAGAACTACTAGAAGATGCCATGTTGATCTATCGTGTGCAACGTGCGCCTGAGCGACGAGTGTTCAAGATTGACGTGGGCAACATGCCCAGCCACATGGCCATGAGCTTTGTGGAACGTGTGAAGAATGAAATGCATCAAAGACGTATTCCCACATACGGCGGCGGTGGTCAAAACATCATGGATTCCAGCTATAATCCGCTGAGTATCAACGAAGATTTCTTCTTTCCGGTAGGAGAAAACGGCCGCGGAAGCAGCGTAGATGTGCTGCCCGGAGGACAAAATCTTGGCGAAATCGACGATTTAAAATACTTCAACAACAAGATGGCCCGTGGTCTGCGTGTGCCATCCAGCTACCTGCCCACTGGTCCAGACGACTCAGATCGCACCATGCAAGACGGCAAAATAGGCACTGCCCTGATACAAGAGTACAGATTCAACCAGTATTGCGAGCGACTACAGGCCTTGATCATGCAGAAATTGGATGATGAATTCAAGATGTTCATGCGCTGGAGAGGCTTCAATATTGATGCTGGCCTGTTCCAGATCAAGTTTAATCCTCCGCAGAACTTTGCCAGTTATCGTCAAAGCGAACTGGACAACACAAGAATCACAGCATTTGCCAGTCTGGAACCATTGCCCTACATGAGCAAGAGATTCATGCTGGAACGCTTCTTGGGCTTGTCACAGGACGAGATTCAGAAAAATGACAAGATGTGGAAAGAAGAACGTGCCACACCTGAACTGCAAACCACAGGCGGTCAGGATCTACGTGCTGTGGGCATTACCCCAGCAGGCATTGAAAGCGACGTTGCTATGGGTCAAGAAATGTCCAATATCACGCCACAAGGTGCAGAAGGTGCTGGAGCACCAGGTGGTGCCATTGGCACCACGCCAGCAGCACAGCCTCCAGGGGCAGGTGCAGCAGTTGCGCCAGCAGCATAAATATCTGTATGATTCTCAATGAGCTTTATCACAAGTCCCCTGCTGCCTATCAGGATGTTGCAGCAGACAACACCCAACCTCATATTGGGCAACTTAGAAAAACCAAGCTCACTCTCAAACAGTTGAACAAACTGCGAAAAATGAATGACACCCGAACCTTTGAGTACAATGAGAAGCTCAAAGACATCAGAACTCAATACGCACCTCCTGCTGCTCCTCCAGCCTAATATAGCTGTGTTAATTGACAGAAAAACTGTCATAAATCGCACATTTTTCTCCAAGATTGTAAATATAGATATACATTTTGCCGGGTGGCAAAATTACCGAATATCTTAACAGGAGCTATTTAAATGAGTAAAAATCGTTTCGAACAACTGATCGAATATGTCATCAATGATGAAGACGCCAAAGCCAAAGAACTTTTCCACCAAATCGTTGTGGAAAAGAGCCGCCAGATTTATGAAAATCTCATGCAAGAGGAAGATCTTGACGAAGACAATGCCATGGGCGAAGAACCCACTGAAATTGACACAGACATGGACGAAGGCCACGACATGGGCGGAAGCCAAACTGCCGACCTAATCGACGATGTTGAAGCTGAAGAAACAGGCATGCACGAAGGTGACGACGAAGAAATGGACATGGGCTCTGACGACATGGACAGCGACATGGGCTCTGACGATATGGGCAGCGACATGGGCGGAGACGAGCCTGCCAGCAAAGACGACGTTATGAATTTAGAAGACAAACTGGACCAGTTGATGGCTGAGTTTGAAAACATGATGGGTGGCCAAGACGGCGATGCCGCTGACATGATGGGTTCTGACGACATGGGTGCCATGGACGACGATGAATACGAAACTGAAGGCATGATGGAAAACATCACCCTCAAGCAAGTTCACCCAAAAACAACCACTCAAGAAGAAGGCAACGGCAAATCAGGTCCTGTTGCATTTAACTCAGGTGCAGCTGGTATGGCCAGCAAGCCTGTGCGTATGACTGGTGACACTGCACAAGGTCGCACAGCTCCTACAGCCAAAGACATGATTGGTAAAGTTGGCAACAGCCCAAGCCAGTCTACTCAGTCTCCCAAAGCAGCTACCAAGCCGCACACAGCACAAGCTACTGGTGTAAACACCAAGAGCCCATTGCCTGGTGGACGTAGAGGTTAATTGACAATGCGTTACCTACAGGAACATCTCAACTTCAATCAGGCCAAGATTCGCGTCTTGGTCGAAGATGATGTTCACGGTGGCAAAACACTGTACATGGAAGGTGTATGTATTGAAGGCGGAGTTCGCAACGCCAACGAACGTGTGTATCCTGTACAAGAAATTTCTAGAGCAGTTGAATCTGTCAACAAACAAGTGCATGAAGGCTATTCTGTACTGGGCGAAGTAGATCACCCAGAAGATTTGAAAATCAATCTTGACAGAGTTAGTCATTGCATCGACAAAATGTGGATGGATGGACCTGCTGGTTATGGTAAGTTAAGAATATTACCTACACCTATGGGCCAGCTGGTAAAAACCATGCTGGATTCGGGTGTGAAACTCGGCGTTTCGAGTCGTGGTTCCGGCAACGTGAACGACGGCAACGGACAAGTCAGTGACTTTGAAATAGTCACTGTAGATATTGTTGCTCAGCCCAGTGCTCCAAATGCATATCCCCGTGCAATTTATGAAGGACTTCGTAACATGAAGTACGGTCATAAAGTGTTGGAAATTGCCAGAGAAGCAGGGACAGACAGCAAGGTACAAAGATACCTGACGCAGGAAGTAAAACGCCTGATTCGGGATCTCAAAATTAAGGAGTAAAGCATGCTAGATGCAATCAAGCCATTGCTAGATAGCGGCCTAATCAACGAAGACGTCAGTCAAGAACTCAACGAAGCTTGGGAATCTAAACTGACAGAAGCACGTGAACAGGTCAGAGCAGAACTACGTGAAGAGTTTGCGCAACGCTATGAGCACGACAAGACAGTGATGGTTGAAGCCTTAGATAATATGTTAACAGATAGACTCTCTGGTGAACTCGAAGAGTTTGCTCAGGAGAAAATGGCAATGCGGGAAGACCGCGTGAAGTTCCAGAGCAAGATGAAAGAAAATGCCACCAAGTTCAACAACTTTATGGTAACAAAATTGTCTGAAGAAATTGGAGAGTTACGTAAAGACCGCAAGATGCACAGTGAAGGACTAGAAAAACTAGAAAGCTTCATGGTGCATGCCCTGGCTCGTGAGATCCAAGAATTTACCCAAGACAAACGTGATGTAGTGGAAACAAAAGTCCGCTTGGTACGTGAAGCTCGTGGTCAACTTCAAGGTCTCAAAGCAAGATTTGTAAAAGAATCTGCGCAAAAAATGAGTCAAGCTGTTAGTCAACATCTCAAGACTGAACTGGGTCAGTTGCACGAAGACATTAAAGTTGCTCGCGAGAACAATTTTGGTCGACGTATTTTTGAAGCGTATGCT